CCTGTTATAAAGACAAAGGGGAAAGGTGGTGGGGAAGCTATCATGAAGGAGTGCCCAAACTGCAGAGAGATTGTTTTTGCTGCTGTACGGGTGTGTGGTTGTGGGCACAAATTCATTTTTCAACACAACCTGAAAGCAGAGGCTGCAACCAGTGCAGTGTTATCAAAAGAGGCCTGGCACAAAGTAACAGAGACATCTTATTGTGTATACACTGGCAGCAGGGGCATCCCAATGATCAAGGTGTCATATCTCTGTGGGACTCAGGCATTCAGTGAATATGTCTGTGTGGAACATGATGGGTATGCAAGACACAAAGCGGCATATTGGTGGAAGAGAAGGTGCGGTGGTGATCTTCCAGCTACAGCAGAAGAGGCATATGAGATGACTGATTCATTGGTTACTCCTGTGAAAATATTAGTAGATGAATCAAATAAATTCCCAAACATAAAAGAACATTTGTTTGATGATGTCCCATTTTAAAAGTCTTTACTTTTCTTTACTCTCATACTATATTGGAAAGACTGTATAACGGAGGGTGTATGAAATCTCAGAATAGAAAGGAATTTGAAAAAGCAGAATGGGCAACAGATGATCTTGGATACCCAGTCAACCCAAAAGCCAATAAAACCTGTAAAACTTGTGATGGTCATGGTGTTGTAGATGTAGGGTATTCTGCTTGTTTATTAGAAAACTGTCCAGACTGTCATACAGCAAAGGAGGATATATGATCATTTTAGGTGCTGGTTTGACTGGACTTTTGTGTGGAGCTTTAAACCCTGGATCATTGATATATGAAGCAGGGCCAAAGAGACCAAATGAACACAAGGCTGTTCTTCGCATGAGGACTGATTCAATCAGCCGCATATTGGGCGTCCCATTCAAGAAAGTCACTGTGCACAAAGCATTGTGGTATGATGGGGAAGAGAGGCAAGCCACTCCAAGATTTGCCCACATGTATTCAAAAAAGATATCAGGAACCATATCTGCAAGAAGTATATTCAATCTTGCATCTGAAGAGAGATTCATACCACCTAGTAATTTTGCAGCATTATTAACAGACCGTTGTAAAATTGAATATGAAACTGAAATCAAAAGTGCAGTTGGATTTAATGTTCCTGTTGTTAGTACCATTCCAATGCCTGCTCTGGCAAAAATTACAAACTTCAATGACTTATCATCAATAGATTTTTGGCATGAACCAATAACAGTCAATCAATGGGAAATAAAAGACTGCAATTCATATTGCACAATATATTTTCCTGACCCAGAAATGGCAGTATACAGAGCAACAATCAATGGGCCAACCTTAATTGTTGAAAGTCAAGGAAAGATTGGCAAGACTGAATTTGCAGTTGTGTTTAAATCTCTTGGGATTCTGGATTGTTCTTGTGTAAAAACTGTTGAAGATCATATGCAGAAGTATGGTAAAATCAGGGAAATTGATTGGCACAAAAGACGGCAATTTATTGCTGATCAAACAATTCAAAATTCCATATATTCACTTGGCCGCTTTGCTACTTGGCGCCCAAAAGTAATGATGGATGATGTACTGGAAGACATTTTTGTTATCAGGAGACTAATTGAAGAAGGGCATTATGCCTCTATAAATCATCAACAAGGAGAGAAGTGAAATGAAGAAAATTGATGCAACAGTAGAAATCATCAACCCTGCTCCCAATCAACTGGAAGCTCTCATCTTGACCAAGTCTGGACGATTGGCTACAGGTGCAACTTTTCGAGACATTATGGAAATGTCTCATGAAGAGAAGATGGAGCAACTGGGATACATGATGGACACAATCAAGAGTTCCTTTGAGTTTGTGGACTACATTTTCCAGATCAAGAATGTGTCCAGGGCATTCACTCACCAGCTTGTTCGGACTCGCACAGCTTCTTACCAGCAAGAGGCTATGCGTGTGGTAGATGCCAGGAATTCAGGCTTTCTGGTTACCACAGACCATCCTGCATATAAACGGGCAGCTGATGTTGCCTTTGCCTGTTATGGTGAGATGATTGATGAAGGTGTGAATGTACAGGATGCTCGTGGTAACTCCTACCCACTGCTGTGCACACCAACATCTTTGTCAAACGCTAACCTCAGAACCCCTCTGCCAGATGGCAGAACTGCGGTTGTGACAAACGGGGTCTGAAAGGTTGAGGTACCAGGTAAGTGTTACAAGATGTATGGTTAATGCAGTTGTGGCCATCCATCCCTGGGCTGAGCCTCTTCTCAAAGTCCATTGTGTGAAATATGGCATCTGTGCCTTCCCCAGATATGACAAATGCCCTGTCCAGAGATATTGTGCCAATCCTGAAGTTGTCAGGGATGCTATTGAATATGCCTGGGCCACCTCCAACCATGTTGCTGCACCTCGTGCCAACAGCAAAGGGATGACAATGTGATGCTGGCAGCTGGGGAAATAAAATTCAAAGGATTGTTCTCTTGTTCTTACTGTGGGGCAAATGAATATGGGGAAACAGAGTCCATTGAGGTTGAGAAAACATCCCAGCAAGGTTTGCTGGATGCAGTATCAAACATTCAACCAAAATCTTTCCCAGTTGGTTGGGCATCTTTCCCAGGCAAATTCCTGTGTGCTGCCTGTTTATTAAAGGAGAAGAAATGAAAAAAACTTGTGTTGTTGTGGACTTGGAAGGCACACTGTCTGACTGCTCTCATCGTTTGCATCTTCTTGAGGCAAAGGACTATGATGGCTGGAATGCAGGACTGCACCTTGATCCTCCAAGGGAAGATGTTATTGCAACAATCTTGGAGCTATCCAAGGTGCATACAATCTTTATATCAACAGCAAAGCCTCGTGCATATTACAATGCAGTTGTTGATTGGCTTACTGCAAACTGCCGGTTCACCTGCACCCGTATATTCATGAGGGAAGGGGCAGACAACCGATCAAGCCCCAAGGTAAAGGCAGATCACATTGCCATAATCCATAGTTTGGGGTATGAGGTTATTGAAGCATTTGATGACCGACTGGATGTTTGTGCCATGTATCATAAAATGTATGGCATTGTTGTAGTACACACCCCTTTACCACTTGCTGATCCAGACTATCCTGCCAGGCCAGCTCACCAGGCAAGAACAGTGGATCAAATCCTGAAGGAAGGAGCAGAGTTCTTTCAGGATAGGGCAAAGGAGTATGGAACAGCATATTTGCGGCATGGTGCAATTATGGCTGCTTTTTTCCCTGATGGGATTACCCTCAAGACTGCTGATGATTTTTACTTTTGGCATATCTTTGAGCTTGATGTCATCAAATCAAACCGGATTGCCAGTGCAATGATGAGGGGAGAACAGCACCCTGACTCCTGGCATGACAAGATGATCTATTCAGCAATGGCCACAGAAGGGGTTGAGAAATGTCAAAAATAATTATCACAGGAGCTTCATCAGGAATTGGCCTGGCTCTGGCCACAGCTCTAACTGTTGACCATGAGGTCATCAGCCTTGGGATCAGCACACCCCCAATAAACATCAGGCACAAACAATGTGATGTCCAATCATATTCCCAAGTATATGGGGCATCAAGGTGTGTTGATAAAGTTGATATCATTATCAACAATGCAGGAGTTAACTTCATTGATTGGATAGAATCCACCCCAGAACACGAGTGGGACAGAGTGATGAACACCAATGCCAAGGGCATATTCAATATGACCAAAGCATTCCTTCCTCCCCTTCTGGAATCAAAAGGCACCATCCTAAACATTGTAAGCAATGCAAGCCACATGCCTATGACCAACAGCATTGCATACAATGCCAGCAAGGGTGCAGCCCATATAATGACCCTCCAGATGGCCAGAGAGCTTGGGCCAAAGGGGATCACTGTTTTTGGTATCTCTCCCAATCGGGTTGCAGACACAAAGATGTCAGAATACATTGACAATCGTGTCTGTGGTCTGAGAGGGTGGACACCAGAGTATGCAAGAGAGTACCAATTGAAGGCATTGCCAGCAGGAGAAGAGACTGACCCGGAAACTCTGGCTGAATTTGTTGCCTTCATCCTGTCTAACAAACGCCGCCACAAGTATATGGCTGGCACAATCCTCCCATATGGGAAATGAGGAACCAATGTCAAAAAAGAATATGGTACACCTGTGTGACAGCTGCATGAAAGAAGTTCCATCTTGTGATGGTTTTGCTATCGAATATGGTGGAGGGGTTGGGAAAGATAACATCACTGCTTGTGGTGGGTATGTTCCCTGCTCAACCAAGAAAAATGCAGTCATGAGGATTGAGCAGATTGCAATTGCTGCAAAGAATCCTGAGAAGGTGATTGAACACCTTGCAGCCATTGGCCTCACTGATTGGTGCCATGATGAGGTGGTGGCCACAGGAGAAGTCTTTGGGGTGAAAGGAACAAACACAGCAGAGCTTCACTTCAATTACCAACTGGGGTTTGAGCTGGAGATATTGAAGTATGTTGATGGCCCGAACTGGCACACACAGCGGAACTTTGCTGATCAGAATACATTTGCCAGCCACATGGGCCTGCATGTTACTGCAGAGCAGATGGAGCTTGTGAAGGCCAAGATGGAAAAAGCCAGGATCAGGATTGCACAAGAAGTGTATACTGACTCCCACACCAATAAGTTCATTGATGGGAAGAGGAAATATCACTATGTGGTGTTTGATTCTCTTGATGCCTTTGGATTTGATCTGAAGTTGATTGAACGTATCATGATCTAATCTGTTAATCATTATTGTGGAAGGGAAGGGGGCCAACCCCTTCCCTTTATAGAATAGAGGGGAAACATGTCAATAACTATTTTTGACTCAGAAACAACAGGACTTCTGGAAGCAGAAGGAACAGACATTGCCCTTCAGCCATACTTCACAGAAATTTATGCCATGCAGGTTGATGATGAAGGGAACATCATCAATGAACTTGACACCCTGATAAAACCACCAATCCCAATACCATTGTTCATCACAAAAAAGTTTGGGGTCACAGACCACATGTTAAAAGATTCACCAACATTCATTGAAGTATATCAGGAACTTGTTGGGGTATTTTTTGGGATTCACACACTGTTGTTGCTCACAATCTCCCATTTGATGAGGGGATGCTAGTCAATGAGTTGAAACGGATTGGGAAAGAATACCACTTCCCATACCCGCCAATCAAGTTCTGCACAGTTGAGCAGTCTATGTGGGTGAAAGGTCATCGGTTGAAAAATTCTGAGTTGTATGAGATTGCAACTGGGAAAGAAATTGTTGGTGCACATAAGGCAAAAGCTGATGTATTGGCCACATATGAATCATATAAGTGGTTNATTGCCCAGGGGAAAATGTAATGGGGTGGATCAATTGTAGAACTGAATTCACATTCAATCAGTGCTATGGCCACATCAAAGAAGTAGCAGAGGCTTGTGCCAAGCTCGCACCATATGCAGGGATGGCAGACAAGGACAATACCTTTGGTCATATCCGCTGGGCCTCTGCCTGTAAGAAAGCTGGAATCAAGCCAATCTTTGGCGTGAGGCTCCCAGTTGTTGAATCTGTTGACCTGTCTGAAAGACGGTATCCATTCAACTACATGACCCTCATTGCCATGGATACAGAAGGGCTGCAAGAGATATACAAATTGGTGGATATAGCCCATCAGCAATTCTATTATCGGCCATTGCTGTCTTACAACCAGATCAATAGTACAGGAAACAATATCACAGTACTCAGTGGAGTTGCACCAAGATGGGACTTGCTCACCAGGGAAGTCCTGCATGAGCTTGGCCCTCACACTCCATACTCACATAGAAATTTAGACAAGCCAGCAGTGGCTTGTATTGATAATTTTTACCCAACACCTGCAGATAGTATCATTTATGAACCATTTGCAGACAGAAGGTTGAGAGAGAAGAAAACCTCAGCAATGCATATCCTGTCAAGGGAAGAGTGGCTGATGGAGTTCCCAGGGAGAGAAGATGCCCTGCAAAACCTTGAACAGATAGCACTTGCAGCAACTGCAGAGTTGCCACTGGCCCCAATGGTTGAATATATTGGGGAAGATGACATGACAGCATGGTGCAAGAAAGGAGCAAAAGAGAAAGGCCTGAACATACTCAGCGGGAAATATGGGGAAAGATTCTCCAGTGAAATGAAATTGATCCATGAAAAAGGGTATGTGGACTATTTTCTTGTTGTTGCAGATGTCATAAGGTATGCAAAGACAAAGATGGCAGTTGGCCCTTCTCGTGGTTCTTCTGCTGGTAGTCTTGTGTGTTACCTTATGGGGATCACAGAGATTGACCCACTTGAATATGAGTTGTATTTTGAACGGTTCATTGATGTGAATCGGTTTGACCTCCCTGACATTGATGTTGACTTCCAAGATGACAAACGTCACCTTGTCATCACATATCTCCAGAAGAAATATGGGAAGGACTGTGTGGCACAGGTTGGTAATATCAGCAGGATGAAGCCAAAATCTGCAATTGCCAGGTTTGCGCAGGCATTGAATATCCCTATTGATGATGTGTCAGAAGTCAAAGATGCAATCATGGAACGGTCAGGTGGTGATGCTCGTGCTGCATACTGTATGGAGGACACATTTGATGAATCTGATGTTGGAAAGAGATTCATTGAGATGCATCCAAACATGAAGATTGTGGCAAAAATAGAGAACCATGCATCCCATACAGGAGTACATGCAGCTGGCATACTGGTATGTAATTCTCCAATCACCCAATATGCAGGGATCAACAGCAGAGACAACAAGCGGATTGCAATGCTTGACAAAAAAGATGCAGAGGCAATCAATCTTCTGAAGATTGATGCCCTTGGGTTGAGAACATTGACAATACTGGCAGGAGTGTGTGACCAGATTGGCAAGCCATATACCTGGTTGTATGAGATTCCAATTGATGACCCAATGGCATATAAGGTGTTTAATGATCACAGGTTCAATGGCATCTTCCAATTTGAAGGGCCAGCAGTCAAAGGACTTGCCAAGCAAATGCCCATTGATAATATTGAAGACATTGCAGCTCTTGGGGCACTTGGGAGGCCAGGCCCATTGGCATCTGGTGGTGCAAATTCATATATCAAATTTAGGTCAGGTAAAGAGCAAGTCAAATATGTGCATGACCATCCTGTTGTTGTAGAGGCCACAAGAGACACATATGGGGTCATAGTATATCAAGAACAGGTAATGAAAATTGTCAGAGAGCTTGGGAAGCTATCTTGGGAGAAAACATCAGCCATCAGAAAGGCAATGAGTAAAACACTTGGTGTTGAGTTCTTTGACAAGATGTATGCGGAGTTTGAAGTTGGCGCAGTGGAAAATGGCATCACAAAAGAAGATGCCCAATTGATTTGGGATCACATCAATACAATGGGGTCATGGTCATTTAACAAGTCTCATGCAGTATCATATGGCCTTGTATCCTATCTCTGTGCATACATGAAGGGTAACCACCCGCTGGAGTTCACTGTGGCATCCTTGAATAATGCCAAGGATGATCAGTCAGCAATCAAGATTCTGAGGGATGCTGTGGAGAATGATGGGGTTGAGTATGTGCATTTTGATAAAGACATATCAATCCAGGGCTGGTCTATCCATAATGGTATTCTATATGGAGGGTTGTCTACACTACATGGGATTGGCCCAGCTATGGCAAATAAAGTTGTTAAGTTAAGAAAAGAAGGGGAAGCCCTGCCTGCAGGATTAAAAGCCAGGTTGGCCACAGCACAAAGCAATTTCAAGTATTTATATCCAGGGCAGGAAGTGTATGGGGATTTTTATGATGACCCAAGATCACAAGGTGTGTCTGGGAAAATCACTCACATATCAGATGTACAGTCTGATGGTAGCTTCACTGTCATTGGATGCATGATAAAAAAGAATCTGCGTGATGCTAATGAGGCCTGTTTTGTATCCAAGCGTGATGGCAAATATCTTACTGGAAGCACCGCTTGGTTGAACATCACTCTGGAGGATGACACTGACTCCATCATGTGCAAGATCAAGATTGATGATTATGACAGGCTTGGGAAGATGATTGCTGAGACTGGGAAAGAGAACAAAGATTGGTATATGGTATATGGCCAGAGGATAAATGGATGGAGTTTGATATTTGTTAAAAACATCAGGAGGATAACAAGGGATGTATAATATCATCAGAGAGATTGCAGCTGCATCTGGGAATGAAAAGAAACAGTTATTGATCAAGCATGATTCTCCTGTGTTGAGGAATCTTCTGCGATATGCATATGATCCATTCAAACGATATTACATCACTGCACCAGGTCTGGAAGGGGTTGAAGGAGGGGATGACTTGGGGGTGATGGGCAGGGCTATTCTTGACCAGTTGGCTTCCAGGAAGTTATCTGGTCAATTGGCTATTGAAACAGTTTCTGATTATGTTTCTTGTCTTTCTCCCAATGCAGCAGTTGTTTTCCAAGGGATTATAAATAAAGACCTCCGGTTAGGTATCGGGCTAAAAACAATAAATCAGGTATATCCTGGCCTCATACCTTATTCAGCTGATGGATCAAGAGGGAAAGTTGACTTGATGCTCTGCAAGACATTTGATCCTGCCAGTGCCACATACCCTTTATGCGCAGCCATCAAGAAAGATGGTGTGAGGGCAAGAGCAGTCACATATGAACTCTACACCAGAGCCAATCAACGCTTCATTGGTTTTGATCACATTGAAGATGAGCTTGAAAAATACACATTTGAGAAGGATGGGGAAATGATGGTGCCAGGGCAGGATTTTGATGGGGCATCTGGCTTGATAAGGAACAACCAACCAGTGCCAACTGCTGTGTATTGGTTGTTTGATTGCCCAAGCATTGATGCCAGTAAGTGGGCCAGGTATCAATTCTTAAAAGAAAATGTGGTTGAGACTGACCACATCAAGATTATTGAACACAGGATAATCAACAACCAAGAAGAGTTGATGGAATTTTATCATCAAGCCTTGGTTGATGGGGAAGAGGGGTTGGTGGTGTATACTATCAATCATGAGTACAGGGATGCAAGAAGTTATGATTGGTGCAGGCTTGTCCCTATACAGAAAGCAGATTGCAAGGTCATTGGGTTTGAAGAAGGAGAAGGGAAGTTGGTTGGGAGTCTTGGAAAACTTATTGTTGATTTCAATGGTGTGCCAACTGGAGTTGGTACAGGATTCAATGAGAAACTCTGGGACTTGCTTACTGATGCAGAGAAAAAGAAAGCGGCAAAAGATGGGAAAGGGTATACTGAAGAAGATTATGAGAGCAGGAGGCGTGGATACATTTGGGATCACAAGCCTGAGTTCTTGAATGCCATTGCAGAAATTCACTACAAAGAGAAAACATCAAAAGGATCAATGAGGCAACCAAGATTTAAAGGTTGGAGATTTGATAAACAGGAGGCAAACTGTGAGTAAATTGATTGTAGAATTGGGGCTTTCTGTTTGTCAATTCAACAAGCTTGTGGCAGCAAAGCGGCCAAAGATGAGAAAGGCTCTGAAGAAAGTGGTATTTGATGGCATGAAGTATGAAGACGCAGCCAACCTTTGTGGAGTGACAAAACAAGCAATATATGATCACTTGAAGAGAATGAAGGAGACTTCATGAAGATAGGTATTGACCCTGGAATTGATGGGGCAATTGCAATTGTTGGAGATAAAGATGTGTGGTTGTATGACATGCCAACAATCTATTGCCCATGGATAAAACCAAAGAAGAACAAAGCAGGTAAATTGGTGCACCCAAGGATGGTTGATGGGAAAGCCATCAGTGAAATTCTTGCACCCCATATAGATAATGCAGCGCTGAATATTGAGTTGGTTCATTCTATGCCACAACAAGGTGTAGTGAGTACATTCAATTTTGGGCAAGCATATGGAGGGGTTGTTGTGCTTGCTATGGCTATGGGATTCAATCCCAAGTTTGTTAGGCCACAATCTTGGAAAGATAAAATTGGGGCCACCTGTCAAGGAAAAGACTTTCCAAGACAGCTGGCCCTTAATTTGTACCCAAAGCTCCATCCTTTATTACACCTTGTAAAACACCAAGGAAGGGCTGATGCTTTGTTTATAGCTCTTTACTGATAGGAAGTACACCCAGAGAGAAGTTTGGTCACTAGTGATATGCTAGTGGCCTTTTTTTACAGCAAATCCTTCAGCTTTGATCCCCTGGAGGAACCAAATTCAAACTGGAATGCATCCCCAAGCATCTTCAGCAAAGCACCAATTGCCATATTAAATATGGCCAAGACTTCTGGTTTGAGACCAACATTTGAGTTTATCAACCAACAGATGAACACAAGAGAGCAGAAAGCCACAGCCACCATCAAGTCTGCTCTCCTGTTGGTATACCCTGCTTTCTTCAGGTCAGCATCCCGGCCTCTTGCATTCTGAAAATCCGCTGTATCAATCCTCCGGTTCTCAGTCTCTGCCTGGATGATGAGCTGTTTCTCCTGAAAGGCCAATGCCTGTAACTTTTCCACATGATCCATTTCTGCTTGCTTGAGCTTCACAAATGCCTCTGGGTCAGCAGTCAATGCATTTGATACTGCAGCAGGAGTTGGATCACAGCCAAGTACAGCAGCAACAAGCTCTCCGGCTTTCTCTCCTGCCTTACCTAACAGGAGAGAGCCAATCAGTGGTGCTGCCCCCCCAATTACATTTCCAATGGATTCCCAATTCATTTCTTTTTCCTCTTCTCATAATCTTCTTTGGTAAGAATAAGGAAGTGAGGCAAATCTTTGAACTCATGTTCATTGAAATTGAAGTCATGATCCCAATCATGACCCCAAACTGCCACACACCCCTGCTGTTCTGCACACACATGAAGAACTCCTGCCAGAAAACCAAATGCAGGCCTGTCATTATAATCCACATTGGCAATATCAGGCCTGAAGATGCCAGCATCTACAGCATCTGATGGGAACCTATTGTGATCAGAATTTGGGAAATGGACTTGTGAAAAGCCTTTCTTGACAGCCTCTTCCTGTTCTGCTTTATCTCTGTGCCCACATAAGATTGATATGTTGAGATATTCTGCAGCCATCTGCATAACCTTCTGAACAGCAGGGCTGCAGGTAATCAACCTATTGTGGGATGCTGATCCATATGTATGCTTCATGCATGTCTCCTTCTTCTGTTAACCATTTCTTGTGCAGGCTCATGGCCACGCCTGGGGCAGCATTGATCCAAAGCCACCCAGACTGCTTTGTCAATGTGATCCCATATTTCTGTATCTGAATTTTTTAATTCAGAGTGGCAGTTGTCACACTTCTTCCCATCATCTGACCTCTGGGTTGTTATCCTCTTTTTCAAATCCCTATGGATGTATATGATCAGTCCAACAATAATTGTCCACAAAGTCCCCATTATAGAAAGCAGAACAGTGAACATCCACTGGAACATTGGCCAGTCAGATGCTGCAGTGATTGTAAATTTTATTGGTGTGGCATCCATAATTAAGGCCAAATCATGCTGGGCATTTCTGCCACCAGTTCAGCAGGAGACAGTTGTACCCTGGTTCCTGCCAGAACTTCAGACTCAATTTTTGCCACCATGCCCCAAACAGAAAAATACCATTGTGCCAGGGCAACTGATTTTGAATGTATCAACAATGCTTCTGTGGTTGCAGCAACTGCCATAGGCACCCCAGAAGCAGCAACTGCATTGTTGATATTATCCCAGTCATCTGCTTGGGCTGTGGCATCAAGCAGGTTCTGGATTGCTATCTGGTAATCTGCTTTTGTAAGAGCTGGTGGTACATTTACCTCCACCACCCACGCCCCCTCCACAAACCGGCAACTCTCTGCCTGGGGGTCGTAGGTGGGTGGCTCCAGATTCGTAATCCCAGCCCAATCCACTACGGCTGGCAGCGGGTTTCTAATATGTTCCATGGTTTGCGGGTGGTAATAATTAGGCATTGCTCACTCCTTCATCATAATTTTTTCCAAAGCCGGGCTGTCGCCCGGCTACACAAGGGCCAGGTGGTCACAGGCGGCACGGAGGCCAATGTTCCAGTTCACGTACCACGGGTAGCAGTTCCAGTTGGAGCACCGTGAGCCAGAGTAGACGCCGCCCGTCCGATCGCCGCCAAGAAGTACCCGGACGAGGCCCACGGTGTTTTGCAGATAAATCTGCCCTCGGCCACCGGTCACATCATTGTAATCCCAGCCGACAGTGCCGTCCGGACGGAAAGAGCTATCCTCTCCCCATGTCCAGTGATGTCCGGAGGCCTGCTCCAGGCCATACTTGCT